TGCCCCGACATGTAGACCGGGATGCCGCACTGCTGGAGCCACGCCGGGTGGTCGGTCCCGGGGACGTTGTCCTCGCGCCAGTTCGCGTGGATGTCGAACCACCGCGTGGCGCGCGGGACGTGGCGGTAGAGCTGGTTGAGGCCCCACACCTCCCACTCGGGGTCGTCGAACGGGGCGAGGTTCCGCGAGCTTGCGGCGAACCCGCAGACCGCGATCTTCTTGCGCGGCGGGTGGGGGGTCGCAACGACCCCCCCTGGGCCGTCGACGACCGAGACCCTGTACCCAGCCTCGGCGGGGTGGTTCGGGTCTACGCCGGTCGCGCCCGGCGCCTGCTCTGCGAAGGTCTTGTGGGAAGACATACGGTCGGAGCCTCCTCGATGTCTCCTGGGTTCACTGCCTGCGCCGGCCCTTCTTGGCCGGAGCCTCCGCCACCATCTTGTGGGCGGGCGGCCCCTCGACGATGGGCGGCATCCGCGCCACCCCGCGCTCGACGAGATCGCGCGCCATCCGGTCCTCGAACGACGCCGTCTCGCCCGGGTGCCAGAGGGCCCCGGACCGCGGGTCCGTCAGGCGCCGCAGGAGGACGACCTCCGTCACGCGGCCCTCGAGCCCGGTGGCTTCGACATGCCGGCCGCCGAGGCGAGGACCGGGACCACCCACTCCCAGCCCGGGTGCGCGACCGCGTAGGCGGCCGCCAGCACGAGGGCCGCGGCCCACGCCTTGCGCCTGAGGTCGTCCCAGTCGATGCCGGCGAGCGGGCCCCCTCCCGGGAACCCGCCCGCCCTCACAGAGTCGGACATGCTACGTCGCGCAGCCGGTCGTGACCAAGATGCGCTTGTTCGGCAGGCCGGGCTGCGCCTCGCCGGGCTCGCCGAAGACCGCGGCTGCGCTCATGTGGAAGCCACCACCGGCGCACCCCGTGGTCTCGAACTGCGTGCGGATCGCGACCTTGATGAATCGCTTGGCGCCCGTGAGGTCGAAGACCGGCCCGGGGCCCGCGTACAGGACAATGCCCGTCGAGCTGGTGCCCGCGACCGCGCTCTGGCCCGAGGCCGTCGAGGTCGTGGTGCTGGTCAGGCCCCCGAGCCCGATCTCGCTCGTGAGTGCGACGTCGCCCTGGATGGCCGAGTACATGGTGTTGGCTGTCGAGGTCGCGGTGGTCTGGCGCCACAGCCCCTGGCCGACCAGCCAGTCGCCGGTCGAGTAGGCGGTGAAGGTCCCGCCCGACGCGCTGGCGTGCAGGATGCCCGCGCTCAGGGTGCCGACCAGGATGTCGCCCGCGCCCGCGCCCGTGCTGCCGTGGTGCCCGTAGACGACCGGCGCCACCAGCAGGGAGTTGAACTGCTGCGGCAGCCCCAAGCGGTCGATCACGAAGCCGGGGAAGAACTCCGAGCTCCCGATCGCGCTGGTGGCGCCGTCCGTGTAGCACGTGAGGCCCGTCACCGCACAGGAGTTGAACCTGACGTTGTGCGCCAGGGCCGGCACGACCATGAGCTGGCTGACGTCTCGAGTGATCATCTGCTCCCCCTCCGCTCCGTGTTCGTGCCCGGGGCGTCCCCGCCCCGGGCGTTTCGCTCGCTCATCTCAGCTCAGGTCTCTTACACGCTGCCCGGCTGCCACGCGACCTGCGTCAGGACCGCGACCGCCTTGTCGTGCCGGAGCCCGAGGTCGTGCTCCGCGATCGCCCGCACGACCGTCTGGTCCTGCGAGTACGCGGCGATGACGCTCGAGCCGTCGTGGTAGGCCGCCTCCTGCGAGGCGTCCACGATCAGGTTCATGGCCTCCCCGATCACCACCTGGGCGAAGTCCACCAGGTAGATCTCCGACTTGTTGCTGCTGGTCCCGACGTTGACCGGGACGCCGGTCGTCGCGGCGAACGGGAAGCCGAAGAACCGGCCCGTCGCCATCTCGTCGCGGAAGACCGAGAAGCCGTTGGTGTTCTGGAGCGTCCGGAGGTACATCTCGGTGCGCGGCGCCCAGACCCAGCCGGGCGCGATCATCGGGATGTTGGCCTCCAGGAGCTTGAGGATCAGGTTCCCGATGTCCGAGAACGTGTTCGCCACCGACGCGGTGCCGTTCGCCGACAAGATGTTGTCGGCGTGCGCCCAGTACCGGAGGCCGCGCGGCGTCGACTGCGTGCCGTCGTCCCGGATGAAGGCCGCGTCCTCGCGGACCCGCATGGCGTTCACGACGTCGTCCCGCACCATCGCGTCGGCGCCGGGGCTCGAGTACCGGAGCAGGTCGTTCGACATCGGGACCAGCGTCACCAGCTTCTTGAACGTCAGCGTGAGCTGGCCCGTGCTGGGCTCGCTCTTCGTGGCGTTCGTATTCTCCCCACGTAGTAGGCCGTCGCCCCGCCGCTCAGCTTCGGGATCTTGAGCGTGCCGGTCGGGAGCGGGATCGTCCGGGCGTTCAGCCGCCGGATGACGGCGCGCGCCCGCAGGAACTCGATGACCTCCTGGCTGAACTGCGTCGGCACCAGGAAACCGCCCGCCGTGGCGTCGCCCGCCGCGAGCGCCTTCTCGCGGGCCTCGCTCCACTTCTCGGCGAGGTCCGGGCGGTTCCACATCTTGAGGATCCCGATCGCGCCGTCCACGCCCGCGCCCCGCATCTTGGAGGCCGCGGTGGCGCGCACGCAGGTCGCGAAGTCCAGGCCCTTCTCCTCGAACGGCCGCTCGCGCGCCGGCTCCCGCTGCCCGGCCCCCGCGAGGCGGCTCACGAGGTCGGTCTGCTGCGCGCGGATCGGGTCNACCTGCGCCTTGACCGCCGCCTCGACGGTCTCCGCGACGATCGGGCCGCAGATGTCCTTGATGGTCGCGACCAGTAGGTCCTTCTGCTCCTTGGTCATGTTCGGGCTCCTCCGCCTTCTCTCTTTGGTCTCTCTAGTCCAGCCTGCCGCGCGCCCTGCTGATCGCTCCGCCAACCGCCCGTTCGACGAGCGCCGGGAGCGCCTCCCGGAGCGCCTGCGCGATCTCCTCGGTCGTCAGCTCGGCGTCTGCCGCGTCGCCCAGCAGCGCCTCGAGGTCGAACTCCCGCTCGGCGTCGCTCAGCAGCCACTCCAGCTCCACCTCGCCGATCGCCCCGACCCTCGCGGTCCTGGGCGCGGGCCACAGCGCCGCCAGCTCCTCGGGCGCGTAGGCGCGCATCTCGGGGGGCTCCTTGTCGAACTCCCGGTAGTGGGCCGCGAGGTGCCGGTACACGCGCGGGCGGTCCTCCTCCGGGATCTCGACCCCGCCGCGCGCCCCCATCAGGGCGCCCATCGCGGCGCGGCACGCCGACCACACGACGTCCCCGTCGCCGGCGCGGTGGTGCGGGAGCTTGAGGTCGTCGAACGACTCGGGCGGCATCGTCCGGGCCCACGCGAAGTGCCGCGCGACCCGGCGGCGGTCCGCCTCGTCGAGGTTCTCCCACTGCTTGCGGGTGAAGTCCTCGAGCGCCGGGGCGCTCCAGGCCGCGCCCTCCTCTGCCACCCCGTAGTCGGCGGGGCTCGGGGGCGAGACGCCCTTCTGGGCGCCCGGCTCCGCGGCGGCCGGGATCTGGATGACCTCGCCGGCCGGGGCCGCCGAGACCGCCATCAGGCGGTGCATGTGCCCGTCGCTCGGCTCGGTCTCGCCGCGCGAGAGGCTCGCCTCGGTGATCCGGTGATTGTGGTCCGCGATATCGAACGCGCGGCCACCATCGAACGTCGTGACGCCTGCTGAGGTCGTGTAGACCCACAGTGCGTAGTCGTGGACGTGCTCAGGCGAGGTCATGCCTTTCGCGGGCTGCGTATAGCCACTCGTCTCGTACCCGGCGTAGCCCTTCGGGACCATGCCCTTCTGGATGCTGCCACGAGTCCGCTTCTGCATCGGGCACCCGCGGTGCGTGCAGTCCGCGACCTCGCCCTCGGTCCCGCGCATCGGGCACCCACTCTCGTCGCAGTCCTCGGGATCGTGCTCGGGCTGCTTGGCCTTCGCGGTGGCCTCGGCCGGCGGGTCCACGGGAGGGGCGGCCGTCTCGGCACTCTGCCCGCTCGCCGGGTCGCCGGCCGGTGCCGGCGCGGAGTAGAAGACGTTCGTCGGGCGGCCCGCGGCGTCCAGGACGGCCCGGACGTACCGGACCGCCGAGGCGTCGAGGAGCGCGGGCTCGGGCGCCGCGAAGCGCTCCAGCGCCTTGGCGGCCCACTCGCGCAGGGGCTCGACGTCGAGGCCCGCGGCCCGCGCCTCGACCAGGCACTCGGCGTTCGCGGGGACCGGGACGATCGAGTACTCGAGCAGCTCCTGCGTCAGGTAGTCGAC